ACAGCCTGTGGGAGTGTATCAAAATTAAGTTTTGGAACCCTGAAGATGAGTGGGTCGGGCTCAGTCCCATCGCTGCCGCTCAACAGGGCATTAAGCAAGATCTCATCGCGAACACCTACAATACCGAATTCTTTCGGAACTCGGGATCGCCGAGTGGGGTGATCGAGATTGACCAGAATCTCACGGACCAAGAATTTGAACGTCTGGTCCGACAGTACGAAGACCGGCATGGCGGTGAGCAGAACGCTCACAAAATGCTCATCCTGGAGGGTGGTGCAACATTCAAGCCCACGGTGTTCACGCAGAAAGATATGGAGTTCCTCCAACAAAAGAAATGGAACAGGGACGAAGTCCTCGCCGCATACGGCATCCCGAAACTTGAAGTCGGGATTATTGAGGAAGGCGCGAACCTCGCGGTGATTAAAGTCCAGTCACGAGAGTTCTGGCTCAAAAACCTGATTCCGAAGATGAAGATGATCGAGTGGGCCTTATGGTCACAGTTGTTCTCATCGATCAATGGTGGGCGTGTGTGGGCTGAATTTGACACCAGTTCCATTGCCGCACTCCAAGATGAGTTCCACGAGAAAGTCAAAACGGCTCGGTCCCTACTGGAATTAGGGTATCCCGCGAATCAGATCAACAAACGCCTTGACTTAGGCATGCCGACCAATGACTGGCAGAATCAAGCGTTCATGCAAGTGAATATGGGAACCGTGTCGGTTGACGAAGACGGAACCGTGATCACACAAAACATGTTGGCGCCGTTGCAGGACCCGCTTCAGCCTTCCCCAACAGGGCCTGATAATTCCCCACAGGGGGCGACGTCGTCACCGACACCGGTCAAAGCGTTACCACCTCCTGACACAGAGTCGAAAGATCTTGAACGACAACTCTTGGAAAAGAAGCTCAGTTCATTTCTCTTCCGGCAACGAGTCAGGCAATTAAAAGCCTCGGAAAAGAACCCGTCTGCCATCTTACCGAACGATGATGAGCAGGCCAAACTGAAACATTACCTAGGTGATCGAGGGATCGCCACTTGTGCCGACGAACTCCAGGACCTACTACATCAAGGGGTGATGGAGATTGTCGTGTTACACCAGGGTGAAAAAGAGTGTATCATCAATGAAATCAAACGGTTATATAACAAGGTCGGAAAAGCCCTCCCTGAAATCGCCAAAGTGTTGCACAAGCGACACACAGAAGGGGTGTAACACGCCGTAACAGGCGTAACACAATCTGTGGAAAAATAGTCAATGATTTCAGTAAGGACAGAAGGGAGGACCGCCAAAATTATATATAAAAATGTTACGATGTAACGCTGTTACACGTATTTTATCTTTTACTTTTACTCTTAATATTATTTCTATAGGGAGTATACTGTAACACTGTAACAGTGTAACAACACACTTACTATAGGGAAAGTGGCGCACCGGACAATGTTGATGCAACCTGTACAATCCGTATTCACTGTAACCATGAAGTCCCTGGGTGATGCCTCGCGGGTCGTCCGGTTTGTGGGGACAGTGGCAACAACTGACCGAACGGGAGACGTGATTGAGACCGCGGGATGGGACCTGAAGAATTACGCCAAAAACCCGGTTTTCTTGTGGGATCACAACCCGAGCCTCCCTCCCATTGGGAAAGTGCTCAAAGTCGAACACAAGGCAACTGAACTCATTTTTGACGTGGAATTTGCGACAGAGGACGTGAACCCGTTTGCCGACAGGATTTTCAAGTCCTACACACAAGGATTCCTGTCTGCCGTCTCCGTTGGATTTATCCCAAAGAAAGTCGAACTGATTAAGTCGGCCAAAGGGGATGTGACTGGTTTCCGGGTGAAAGAGCAAGAACTGCTTGAACTCAGTGCAGTATCCATACCCGCTCACCAAGATGCCCTGGCCGCAAGCCTGTTCAAAAAATCTCTGGACGAAGAGGCACATAAAGTGTTCGCCGATCTCGCCGAGAAGCCCCGCAAAGATCTGATCAGCCTCAATGAGTATTTTGAAACACTGGAGAAAACTCTCCCGACAGACAACCCTACTGACGAGGACGAACACGCAATGAAGGAACAACTCGACGCCCTACAAAAACAAGTTGAAGACTTACAACTCGAAGTCAAGACGCTCATCTCTCTGCGGGAGACTGTGGAACTCTCAAAGGGAGTGGTCGATACACTCAACAAAACCATCGTGGCGATGTTGAGTAAGAATGGTTCATCGCTTGATCTCAAGTCGATCGTTGATGGCTCTGGCCTCGCGCCAAAGAGTGATCCTGATATGACTCCTGTGAACAAAGCGCTCGAAGCATTGATGGGGAAATTAACCGGGTCAACAGCATTTACACCTAAAGGAGATAAGTAAGATGGATGAGAAAGTATTAGCAAAATTGGCGGAAATTTCTGAGACCATTGAAAAGCGACTGGGAGAAGGCGAGAAAGTGTTCAAGGATGCCGATGGTCGCGTGAAATTGTTAGAAGAGCAGTTGGTAGAAGTCAAAGCCAAATACAAAGAGCTGGATGAGTCGATCACAGCCAATAAATGGCGGAATGTGCCTGGCGTGGAAGAGGAAAAATTCAGCCTGTGCAAAACCATCAACGCCATTGCCACCAAGTCATGGAAAGATGCCGGATACGAGAAAGAAGTGATTGATGCCGCCATGAACCAAAAAGCCCAGTCTGCCGGTGTCGATACCGCGGGTGGGTATTTGATTCCTGCTCAAGCCATTCAGTCGGTCATCGAACTGTTGAGAGCGGATCTCGTGCTAGAGCAACTCGGTGCGACCATGTTGATGGACCTCCGAGGCATCCCTGTAGAAATCCCGAAACACACGGGCGCGTCCAGCACGTTTTGGGTTGATGAAAATGCCACCATTGGCGACAGTGAAATCACGCTCGGTCAGGTTGCGTTGAACCCGAAGGGTCTTGGGACCATCGTGAAATTGAGCAACCGACTGTTGAAGTTGTCTGTGCCGTCCGCTGAAGCGTTGGTCCGATCTGACATGGCCCGGTCCATGGCCGAAGCCTTAGACCTCGCCGGGTTCCGTGGAACCGGTGTCGCCGGGCAACCGCTCGGTATCGCGAATCAACCGGGGATCTCCACCGTTGACTTTGCCGCAACCACTGCCGCAGCCGGGTATCTCACGAACCCTGGTTGGGAACAGATCTACGACATGGAAGGGAAATTGGCGGACGCCAATGCTCTCCGTGGGAAAGTGGGATTTGCGTTCCATCCGAACTTCAAACGGAACCTCAGCAAAGTTCGCGTCGCGGCTCACACTGCCGGAACGTATGATGCGGACTTCGTGCTTCATCCGATCAGCGATGCACAACTGACCCAGTTGTTGGGCTATCCGTTTAAAACGACCACTCAGATCCCTGTCAACTTGGCGTCCAACACGGAAACCGAAGTGTACATGGGCAACTGGGCGGACATGTTGATTGGTCAATGGGCTGGCATGACGCTCTTGGCATCGCAAGAAGCCGGGACGGCATTTGCCACCAACCAAACGTGGGTTCGCATGATCACTGACGTCGACATCGCCGTTCGTCATCCTGAGAGCTTCGTGCTTGGTCATAAAGTGAAATTGAAGATCACGGCCAACGCCGCTTCCTAAGCCGTAGGTCAGTCAGTCTAGTTTGGGTAAGGATACAGAACTGTATCCTTACCCTTCCACATTTACCATCTCGAAGGAGAATCCATTCATGGCAAAGTATGACGATATTCAAAACCTGTACAAAATGAGTTCTGTGTGCGGCAACGCCATCAGTGCCGGGAAAGCCAGCGCCTCGATCGACTGCAAAGGTTTCGAGCAGGCGATGTTGGTTGTCCGAACTGGGACGCTCGCGTCGACCAATGTCTGCACAGTCAGCATTCAACACTCTGATGACGACGCCGTCTCTGATGCTTACGCCAACATCACTGGTGCGGTGATTACCCTGGCTGATGACGATGATGACACGACCTTGTACGCGAAGTTGCGATTAAATGTTGCGACCGTCAAGCGGTACATCCGAATCCATGTGATCAATGCGACCGCCGTGGGTGAATATGCCGCGATGTTGATGGTTGGGAACAAGTCCGGTGAATACCCGGTTGATGCCAAGGTGTTGGAATTTGACGTGTTGAACGTGGCCTAAGACCGCAGTTCATTCTTACGGTAGAGATCATACAACACTGTATGGTCTCTACCTGTGTAGGTGCCTTATGGCTATTCAATCGCCATTTTCTGTTGAAGTATCGACAATAGGTTTTAGTCAAGTCCTGCCTGATATTTTGATCAGCAATGAAGAATATCAAATTTTTATATTACAGATAACAAACAAAAAAGAGTGTGAGATGAAGATCTACGCAGGCCCACACGTAGGTTGGCACGGTAATCTTCCTAAAAACAATGTAACGACGATAGATTTTCGGCCATTAGGATGGGCACTGCATAACGGTCTTGGACTCGTTGTGGAAACACTAACAAAAAATCCATCCATCAATGTTAATGTGGTATCCCACACGAAAATACGC